GCAGCTCGACATCATCGTGGCGCCTGAGTGTGAGCACGTGATAACCGAGCTGCAGAATTATGCCTGGAAGAAGGACAAGGCATCAGGCGAGTACATCAACGAGCCGATAGATGAGTTCAACCACTGCATTGACGCACTGCGCTATTCACTCCAGTGCGTAGACAGATACAAGAAGCTGACAAGCGTCAGCAAATCGATATTAGGACTGTAAGGAGACAATATGAAGTATTACTTTCCGCAGGACAAGGTCCTCACAAAGGACATCATCACCAAGTTCATCGAGAGGGACAGAGGTGAGAACGCAAGGAAGATAAAGCTGTACGACTACTACAAGGGCAAGCACAGCATCCTCTCAAGAGCATATGAGGACCCAAGCAAGCCTAACAACAGAGTCGTGAACCCATACGCCAACTACATCACCACGATGATGACCGGCTACTTTGTAGGCGAGCCTGTCGAATATACCTCCGAGGATGAGCAGGCTCTCGCAGCACTCAAGGAGATCTTCGAGTACAACGACGAGCCAAGCGTCAACAAGGAGATAGCCAAGTGGCAAAGCATATGCGGAGAAGGCTACGACATCATCTACGTCGACAAGGACGGCAACACGCGCTTCAAGGCACTGCCGGCACTCGGCATGATCCCGATCTACAACGATGACATCGATGAGGACCTTCTCTACGTGATCCGCTACTGGACGGCATACGACATCGAGACGAACATGAACCTCGAATATGTGGAGGTCTATTCAAGGCTCGACATCACGAAGTACCAGAGGGACCTGTCAGGCCTTCGCCAGCTTGAGCAGAAGTACCACGTATTCGGACAGGTTCCTATCACACCGTACTACAACAACGCTGAATGCCAGGGCGACTTTGAGCTGGTCATCAGCGAGATAGATGCTTATGACAGCTTTGAGTCGGACAGCGTCAACGAGGCTGACTACTTCGCTGACAGCTATCTGGTCCTCAGCGGTATGGAAGGCACCGAGCCGGAAGACATCGCAGGCATGAAGGCGAACCGCGTCCTGCTGTTCCCGGAAGGCGGCAGAGGCGAGTGGCTGACCAAGAGCGTGAACGACTCGTGGATAGAGAACGAGAAAAAGCGTCTTGATCAGGACATCCACAAGTTCAGCTTCTGCCCACCGATGACAGACGAGAACTTCGCAAGCAACGCGTCAGGCGTGGCGATGCGCTACAAGCTGCTCGGTCTTGAGGACAAGACAGGCGTCAAGGAGACAGAGTTCGAGAAGGGACTCCGCAGAAGGATAGAGCTGATATACGGCATCATGCGCAAGGTCAACGGCGACATGGCATACCTCGACATCAACATCGTGTTCACGAGGAACCTGCCGCAGGATCTGTCCGCAATGGTCGACACGGTAGTGAAGCTCGACGGAGTCATCAGCGACGAGTCGAGAGTCGCACTGCTGCCGCTTGATCTCGATGCAGAGGCAGAGCTTGCCGCAGTCGAAGAGAAGAAGCTGCAGAACTATGCTCTGTTCGCAGATAACTTCAGGAGCAACGATGACGACACAGAGAAGAGTACGGAAGAATAACAAATACTGGAGGGAGAGGGCCATCAGGGAAGAGGCAGGCGTCGACAAACTGTCGGAGGAGACCTCGAACAAGATGGCCGAGTCATACAGGCGGTCATACAGGCGCCTCGAGGGCGAGATCAACGCGCTGTACGCAGAGATACTCGACAAGGGCCTTGAGAACATCAGCCGGACCGACCTGTACAACCTCAACCACTATACAAGACTGCGTGACGCAGTAGCAAAGGAAGTCAAGGACCTCGCTCAGGAAGAGCAGAAGGCCCTTGGCTCTTTACTTGACATCGTAGCCATTGACACATACAGGAGCAACTGCGAGGAGCTCGGCATAGGCTTTGACCTTGTGCAGGAGCTCAACGCGAAGGCCATCGTGACGGAGAACTGGAGCGGTATCACTTACTCGAACCGCATCTGGAAGAACGCCGACGGCTTCAACACCCGTGTCATGGATGATGTAGAGTCCCTTATCACCGGCGGAAAGATGCCTGCCGACGTCAAGAAGAAGCTGATGGAAGACTACTCCGTCAGCTGGAATGAGGCCGACAGGCTCATCCGAACGGAATCGTCGCACGCATACAACAAGGCGGCGAAGGACTCATATACCGCAGCCGGTATCGACATGTGCGAATATCTGGCTGAATCAGACTGCTGTGAAATCTGCGCGGAGTTTAAGGGCAGGAAGATGCCTACAATGGACTTTCCTGAACTTCCAATGCACCCGAACTGCAGATGCACAATAGCACCGATAGTCGAGGGGTTCAAATAGTGAACAACTCAGTTTTTGTATGGGGCGGTCACAGAGCCGCAACAGGAGGACAACATGGAAGAAACAACCAACACAAACATCGAAGAGACGACCGAAGAGAAGACAACCTACACAGCTGAGGAAGTACAGGCGCTCCTCCAGAAGGAAGGAGACAGACGCGTCTCGTCTGCGGAGAAGAAGTACCAGCGCACTATAGAAGCGCTCAAGAAGCAGGTCGAGAACGAGAAGACGCTTTCACAGCTTGATGAAGAGGCAAGGGCAGCGAAGGAGAAAGAGATCCGCATCGCTGAACTTGAAGCGCAGCTGAAGGACTTCCAGCTCGACAGGAGCAAGAACGAAGTCATGAAGGTGCTCAACGCGAGAGGCCTGTCGGCGGAGTTCGCTGACATGCTGGCTATCGGCACCGACACCGAGGAAGCCCAGAAGATGATAGACGCCTTCGACAAGCTCTTCAAGAAAGAAGTGGCTCGGGAAGTGAAAGCAAGGCTCGCAGAGACATCGGCGGTCCCACAGATAGCGGACGCCATGAACGGCAAGATGACAAGGGAGCAGTTCAACGCTCTCAGCATTGCCGAACAGCAGGCCATGTACAATTCCGATCCTGAGCTTGTCAGACAACTAATTGGATAAGGAGAAAAAAATGGGTACACTTTACAGCAATTTTGTACTTGAGAACAAATTTGAATCGGTCCTGAAGACAAAGCTGGACCTGATGAACTATCTCACAGCGGACTATTCGCTCCAGGCTAATCCTGGCATGATCAAGAAAGTCCACACTTATAAGCCGACCGGCTCCGTCGAGGATCTCTCTCAGGGCAACGGCAACACACAGAGCATCGACGCTGGATTCATCGAAAGAGAGTACACCGTAGGCGTGACACAGGGCAGATTCCCTTACTACGATGAGCAGGCTATGACAGACCCTGCATACGTAGACGCAGGCATCAAGGGTCTCGCTGAGATCATGGCGAACGACCTCACAAGCAAGGCTATCGCTGAGTTCGGACATGCGATTCTTTCAAAGAGCACAACGAACTTCGCACTCGCTGACATCATCGACGCTATGGCTCTGTATCCTTACGAGGAAGAGGCTGGCCTCTTCATGCTCGTAGGAATGAAGGCAAAGGCTGCCATCAGAAAGCAGCTGAAGGACGAGCTGAAGTACGTTGAGGACTTCGCACGCAAGGGCTACATCGGCAGCATCATGGGAATGCCTGTATTCGAGAGCAAGGCAGTTCCTGATGACTGCGCATTCATCGCCACGAAGGAAGCTGTCACAGCATTCATCAAGAAGGGCGTTGAGTCCGAGCAGGAGAGAGTTCCGAACACTCGCCAGAACATCGTATACCTGAGAAAGTGCATGGTCGTAGCACTGACCAACGCCAACAAGGTCGTAATGATGGGTCCTGCGCAGACAACAACAGTCACATGCACAGCTGACAAGTCCGATGCTACTGTAGCCGGTGCTGCTGACACAGGCGCTATCGTTTACGCATTCCAGGGAGACGGCACATACATCGGCAAGGCGACTGCATCTTCCAACACTTACAGCATCAGCGCTTCTGCTGTTGCTTCTGGCTGGACTGCAGGCACATCCAAGGTCTATGTCGTAGTCGAGAAGGCCGGCAAGTGCAACGAGTACAAGGAAGCTACAGTACAGGCATAACGTAAAGGAGGGGCAATATGGCAAATATTGACACCCTGAAAACTCTATTGCAGATATCGGACAACTCGCAGGACGCGCTTCTCCAGGCGCTCCTTGACCAGTGCGAAGAGGAATACCTTCGCAGGACGCACCAGAGCACAGCGGACGCGCCTATCGTTATCGACATGGCTATCGAGAGATACAACCAGCTCGGCAACGAAGGCGTCCAGCTGATGAACTACAGCGGAATCAACGAGCACTACTACTCCGACTACTCGGACAAGGTAAAAGCTCTCATCCGCTCGAAGACGAGGCTGGTGACGCTATGAGGATGGTGCTTCACACGGTCAAGACACCGACATGGACACGGAGCGCATACGGCGAGCCTGTAGCGGAATACACCGAGACCACTACCATCCCGATGATGATAGGCTGGACCTCGATGCTCTCGCAGGATCTAAACAACTCGCTCTATCAGGAATACGAATTCGTAGGACTGACCAAGTCCCTGCCGGAGGTCGGCTCGCTCATCGACGACAAGTATGTTGTCGGGCATGTCGAGAAGGGACGCTGGAACCGCGTATTCATGAAATACGCAGAAGGAAAGGACCGCGATTATGGCAACGGCGGCGGAAATAGCTAAAAAGCTCGACGGTCTGTTCAAGCCCGGAGGGGAGGGCTACCAAGCCCTCTCCGGGGCGCTTGATAAGGCGTGCATCGGAGTGGAAGGCTCCGCCAAGAGGCGAGCGCCTGTCAGGACATACAACCTCCGCAACAGCATCACGCATGTTGTGAAGATGGAGGAGTTCACCGGCTATGTCGGCACAAGCGTGCCTTACGCGCCTTATGTCGAGATAGGAACGGGCATCTACTCCTCGATGGGCAACGGGAGGCAGACGCCGTGGATCTACGTGGACCCGGCAACAGGCGAGAAGATATTTACGCACGGCTCGCGTCCGCATCCATTCCTTAAGCCGGCGATGGACGAGAATATATCTGCAATACTTAACTGCTTTGAGGGAATCATATGATCACAGACATCGTATCAGCGCTCGAGAGCGCAACATCGCTGAAGGCGTATCCGTTCTGGACGGATGAGCTCAAAGAGTGCATCGTGTATGAATGGACACCTCGGAGCGATGACGGAAGCAAACAGAACGCGCAGATGATGATACGCATCAAGACCAAGACAATGGCCCGTGCCGAGGCCGTGGCGAAGCAGGTCAAGGATGCGCTCATCAGCCTGGGCGACGAACGGAAGAATGGCGCCTGGTGCAAGCAGAACGGAGGCGGCACCCTCAAGAACGAGGCAACAGGCTTCATTGACTACATCATGTATTTCGACCTCATCTACAGGTCGGACATTTAAACAGGAGGACATAATATGTCAGACAAAATCGTACTTGGCAGCGGCAAGCTGTACATCGATACAGTATCGGCAACGGCTGGCGTTTACACCATCCCTGCTGACGAGACTATCGAGGCAGCCGGCAAGCTGCTCGGCTATATTCAGGGCGGAGCAACTCTTGAATATACACCGACATTCTACACAGTGAAGGATGACCTCGGATACATCTCGAGAAGATACCTCACCGAAGAGTCGGTAGTTTTCAAGAGCGGCATCCTCACATGGAACGCTGACGTGCTCGACAAACTGTGCTCCACAGCAACAGTCACATCCAGCACGGGCAAGAAGACAGTCAAGATCGGCGGCATCGACAACTACGACAACCAGATGTACATCCTCAGGTTCGTACACGAAGATGCTGCGGAGGGCGACATCAGACTCACAGTGGTCGGCAACAACACTGCAGGCTTCGAGCTTCAGTTCCAGCCTGAGCAGGAGACTGTACTCAACGCAGAGTTTGAGTGCGTTCCTGGCGTAGGCACTGCAGGCACGCTCGTGGTATACGAGGAAGAAATTTCAAGCTAAAGGACGCGAGAGGGGGGCTATATGCCTCCCTCTATTCGCATAAGGAGGTGATCCCGTGATAGATCTTTCAGGAATCAACAAATTCTATGAGATGAAATGGTTCGATGGCACAACGGTATGGCTGAAGAAGCCGACGGAGGGGCTCCTTCGTCAGGTGACCGCTCTGGAGGAAAAAGGCGGTCTTGAGGCTCTTGACGATCTCAAGGCGATAGTCATCGACCTGATAATCGACAATGAAGAGGGACGCAAGTTCCCACAGGAAGAGCTTGATGAGCTCGATGCCTTCCTCTGCTCCATGATCTTCAAGGACTACATGGAGTACGTAGACAAGCGCCTGGGGGAATAGAGATCCCGACTCTCCCGGTCAGTGCAGGAGACAAGGATGAGCCTTATCTGCTGACGCGGACGGACGACATCCATCTTGTGGCTGACTATACCGGCATGGATTTCGACATGCTGATGCACCTTGACTGCATCACGTTCAAGATGCTTTTCAGGGACGCATACATCAACAAGATGCGGAAGTCGGAGGAGGGTAGGGAATACCTCGAGAACTGTTGGCTCATGAAGCAGACTGAGCCGGACAGGAAGAAACTACGAAGGGAATTCAAGGATGCTTGATTTAGGTACATTACGGCTTGGCATCAAGGTCGACGGAGACGAGGCCAAGTCACAACTTAATGAAGTAGGAGGCGCTGTGACCGAAAGCGAGAGCAAGACCGCCTCGCTGATGAGCACAGCGAAGAAGATGATAAAGGCCTTCGCGGCTGCGTGGGCTGTCAAGGAACTGGCCAAGCTCGGCAAGGCCGCACTGGACGCCTATGCCGACTTTGAGCAGCTTGAAGGCGGCGTAGAGAAGATATTCGGCGAGGACGCGTCCGCCATCGTCATGAAGAACGCAGAGAACGCCTACAAGACCGCAGGCATCTCCGCCAACAAATATATGGAACAGGTGACGAGCTTCTCCGCCTCGCTGATCCAGTCGCTCGACGGTGACACGGTAGCGGCGGCGAAGGTAGCGGACATGGCCATTCAGGATATGTCAGACAACGCCAACACCTTCGGCACGGACATCTCAGCCATACAGAACGCTTACCAGGGCTTTGCGAAGCAGAACTACACGATGCTCGACAACCTCAAGCTCGGCTATGGCGGAACGAAGACAGAGATGGAGCGACTGCTTGCAGATGCAGAGGAGCTGACAGGTATCCACTACGACATCAACAACCTTGATGACGTCTATGAGGCCATCCACGCCATACAGGTGGAGACAGGCGTCGCAGGCACCACCGCAGCAGAAGCGGAGAAGACCATCAGCGGTTCGGTCGCTATGATGAAGGCTTCCTGGGAGAATCTGCTGACAAGCCTGGCAGGCGGAGGCGCAGGCCTCGAGGACGCGATCAACAGGCTCCTCGAAAGCATCGGCACCGTGGCGAAGAACATCGCTCCTGTTGCGCTGACGATAGTCAAGGCTTTAGGTCAGGCTTTTGTCAGTGCTGTCCCGAAGATCATCGGAACGCTGGGCGACTTCATGTCAAAGATCGCCGACCAGATAGGGAAAGCAGGCGGCAAGGAGTTCGGAACGAAGGCGGCCGACCTTGTCATGAAGCTTGTTGAGGGCCTTATCAAAAACGTGCCGAAACTTGTTGTGGGCGCTGCCAAACTGATGCTCGCATTGGGCAGGGCGCTTATTCAGGCAGCTGGCACACTCATACAGGCAGGCAAGGAAGCGATAGACAAATTCATTTCGGGCTTCCTTGATGCGCACCCGAAGATCGCGGCGGCAGTCGAGGCCATCGGCAAAGTGTTCGATGTTGTCATGACTCCGGTCAAGCTGATCATCGAGGCGGTGACAAGTGCCTGGGAAACGCTGATGGGACAAAAGGGCAAGAAGAAATTCTCTGTCGATGCGCCATTTGCTACTGCCATAACATCCATCACAGACGTATACAACAAGTGGAAGAATGTGCTTGGTCAAACAGCTTCCAAGACATTCAAGGTCCTCAAGGAAGGCTTTGCGTCCGTTCTTGAAAGCATGAAGTCGATATACGAAAAGTGGAAAGACATACTGAACCAGAAATCCACAAAGACATATACCGTCACGCAGCACGGCAGGGTCTCGGGAGCTCAGCAGCGTATCGGTATCAGGGAGATACCATACGACGGATATGTGGCTACGCTGCATAAAGGCGAGACCGTCCTGACCGCTGCGGAGACCAACAGATACAAGGAGATGCTGAACGCAGGCGGAACGACATACAACGGCGGAAACCTTACCGTCAATGTATACGGATCTGAAGGCATGAGCGTGACACAGCTTGCGGCGGCTGTCGAAAAGAAAATAATCGAATCAGAGAAGAGGAGGACCCTCGCATGGCAATAACACCACTGACAGGCTTCAAGGCTCTAACATTTGACGGCGAGAAGTCGACAGACTACGGCGTGGCGATCCTGGGCGAGGGAGTATTCAACGCTCCTAAGCGCGACGTCGACATGATAACCATACCGGGAAGGAACGGACAGTTCGTACTGGACAACGGACGCTTCGAGAACATCGAGGTGACATATCCTGCCAACCTCATAGCGAACGATGCAGCCGACTTTGCGGAAGCCATATCGGACTTCAGGAACATGCTCTGCTCCAAGAGAGGCTATGTAAGGCTTCAGGATGATTATCACCCTAACGAGTACCGCATGGCGGTCTTCAAGGACGACCTTGATGTAGATGAGAAGGTCCTGAAGGCAGGTGAATTTAAGATCACCTTCGACTGCAAACCACAACGCTGGCTGACATCTGGCGAAACTGCGGTGACGGTAACGAGCGGTGACACGCTGACAAATCCAACGCTGTTTGAGAGCGGACCGCTTTTGGAGGCGACTGGGTATGGCGTGATTGGATTCAACGGATATGAAATTGACTTCGATGGCGTTCCGTACGGCGAGATAGTTATAGGTGAGAAGGGCCGTACCAGCTATTTTTTGCCTTATACAATGGCAATAACACTCGACACCACGCTTATGAATAGCGGTGATCCGATATACCCAGAGCCTAAAGAATTTGATATAGAAACATATATAGCTACAAGTTCAGATAGCGGAAAATATTTTACCAATGTAAGTGTTGCATCTACTACAAATTCACTTGACGCCTATACAACGAAAGAAGGTCTCATTGTAGCTGATGAATTGCATTTACATCTGTTGCCAGATTTTGGGAGTGGTTTTAAGTATGGAACGGCAAAGACTATAACCAGTTCAGCAGTTTATAAATATCGAGTGGAGGGGTCCTCTACTGATTATACCGAGACATTCCAAGTGGACATTGCTTATGACGGTGCCGACACTTATACAGTGTCAGTAACCAAAACAGGAACGCTGGCACCAGACGTCGTAAGAGGGGCGAATATATGGCTAAACTATCCGACTATGTATGGTAACAGTTCAAAGATAATCACAGACCCGATATTCATCGACTGCGACCTGGGAGAGGCGTACATCGTGGAGGACGGAGTCTACAGGTCACTCAATCAGTACATTGATCTCGGCTCTGAACTGCCTAAACTCGCAAGCGGTAGCAATACTGTGACATTCGACAACACGATAACGGAGCTTAAAGTGACACCGAGGTGGTGGAAGGTATGATACCAATCCTATACGACACAAATGAAACTGCCTTTGAGAGCAACGGACTCGGGCGACTGCGTGACTGTATCGAGTGCAAAGTGACAGAGGAACGAAACGGCGTATATGAGGCTGACTTCCAGTATCCTGTCACGGGTGCGAATTTTGACCGCATAAAAGTCGGACGCATCATCGGTGTGACGCATAACGAATCGGAGGATATCCAGCCGTTCGACATCGTGTCCTATGAGAAACCGATAAACGGCGTTGTGACCTTTCACTGCACTCACATCTCATACAGGCAGTCATATATGACCGTCACAGGCTCAAACATCAACAGCCTTGCAGACGCGTTTACTCTGCTCGGTAATGCAGAGCCGACAAATCCGTTCACATACCAGACCGACAAGACATCGAGTGCGTATATGAGCGGTGCTGATGGCAAACCTAAAAGCGTCCGCTCACTGCTCGGTGGTACGGAAGGCTCGATACTGGATACCTATGGTGGTGAATACGAATGGGACAAGTTCCGTGTCATTCTCCACGACAGCAGAGGCGAGACAAGACCGTTCTCGATACGCTACGGCGTGAATATGCTCGAGTATAACGAGGACTTCGATACACAAGGCTCTTACTCAAGCTGTATCCCTTACTGGACTGATGGCACGGATACAGTAGTCGGAGATAGACAGTTCACAACAGGCGTGACCATAGCCAACAGAGGCGAGTGCGTTCCGCTTGATGTCAGCGACAAGTTCGAAAGCAAACCGACTAAAGCAGAAGTCGAGGCTATGGGGCTGTCGGTAATGAACAGCCGAAACGTCTACAATCCGACGCAGAATATCCACGTGGAGTTCGCGAGGCTTCAGGACGTACCTGACTATGAGAATTTCAGAAGGCTCTACCAGTGCAATCTCTGTGACACCATCAATGTGGTATTTCCAGACTACAAATCGACAGGGCAGTTCAAGATAGTCAAAACTGTCTGGGACGTACTCAAGGACAGATACGACTCGATGGAACTCGGAGACCTGTCCATATCGCTTTCACAGGCACTCGGTATCAATAACAGCTCATCGTATTCGGGTAGTGGCGGAGGTGGTGGCGGAGACGTCACAGAACACGTGCCGTTCACTCCGAGCGGAGTAACAAGTTACGCTGGCTACGGTGGGTGCTATTACGAGAAATACGGCAACGTAGTCCACGTTCATGTCGGTGCATCAGGGATGACAGCGAGCAGAGACTACGCCATCTTCACACTACCGAGCGGTTACCGTCCAGCCTCATACGTCGTTGCACACGGAACCGGTGGAGCTTGGAATAATCTCGGTTATTTGGACGTTCAGACAGATGGCTCAATACACATTCGTTCAGCAGGTAATTACTGCGGTGCAGACATTACATATATCGTTCAGTAGAAAGGACATCAAATGAAATTCGACAACAGAACATACGACATTCTTAAATATGTAGCACTGATAGCGTTGCCAGCGATACAGGTTTTTTGGCTGACTATCGGCAAAATTTGGAACATCGGTTACACAGTAGAAATCGGTGCGACGATCGGAGCAGTCGCTCTGCTCCTCGGCACTCTGCTCGGAGTCAGCACAAAGAACTGGCTTGCAGAGAAAAAGCAGGATAACTTCAACAATGAAGGAATAGGAATGTTTGAGGTGGAAAACTATGAAGATCAGACTGACACAGCCGAAGAACAATAAATATTATATCAGACAGGTTACAGGCGGACTTAATGGCGCAGTAGCGGGAAGCCCGACGATAGCGGGAGCGAATGTCCTGTGCAACTGCGTGGGCTACGCAAACGGCAGGTTCAATGAGATCATAAACGATCCGAATCTGACAGGCACCGCAATCAAGTTCAAGTATCAACTCGTCTGTAATGCGGAGAACTTCATTGAGAGCGCAAAGAAGCAAGGACTGTCGATATCAAGCACTCCTATAGAGGGAGGCATCATGGTGTGGCAGAAAGGCGCAACGCTCGGCGGGGGAGACGGAGCGGGGCATGTAGCCGTAGTTGAGGAAGTATACGATGATGGCTCGATTCTTACATCCGAAAGCGGATATGGTGCATGGGCATTTAAGACTATACACAGAAATAACAGTAATGGCAGATGGGGACAGAGTTCAGCCTACAAGTTCAGAGGCTGTATCATCAACCCGAGCATAACTGATCCGAAAGTCGTTCCTGTTCCTCCGCTTGTTGTTGACGGTATAGGCGGTGCCAACACGATTCGAGCGATGCAGAAATATTTCGGAACTCCGCAAGACGGAATCGTAAGCGGACAGACCAAGTCGCTTGTGAGTAAGTACTGTCCGAGCATTATTTCTGTCGAATATGGGACAAGTGGAAGCCCTTGCATCAGAAATCTTCAGAGATGGCTTGATGTGACACAGGACGGTATCATCGGGCAGAATACAGTCAAGGCTTGGCAGAGAAAACTCGGTGTTTCGGTTGACGGAATCTTCGGACCGAACTCGATGAAAGCATGGCAGAGGTATCTCAATGACCACGATGGTGAGAAGCCTGTTTACCCAGAGAAGACCATCATCGACAAGGAACTTGAAGCCTGTCCAGTACAAGCCGATTATATGAAGAACAGCAAGTATGCGTGGGAGAGCAATCCTACAGTAGCCAAGTCAAAGTACAAGGGGACTTGCGTGACCTATGTCGCTTGTGTCCTCCAGCGCATCGGGATCCTGCCGAGCGGTAGCTATGTGTGGCACGATGAGGGCAAGGTTTACGGAAACAACAACAAGATGACCGTGACGTATACACGCAAGAAGCCAAGCGAACTGAAAAGCACCTTAAAGGCCGGCGACATCATCATCGATGGAGATCCACACGATAACGGCTCTGGTTCACACATCTTTATTCTTACAGGCCAGTGGAGCGGAAGCTATCCGATCATCTGGGACAATTGGAGCGGTCAGGACGGTAAGGGCGCATACGTTTACAAGCGCAACAGAAGTCTGATCGCGATAATACGACTCAAGTAGGAGGGCAGACATGGACAAGGAAATCATTACAACCATCGTGCTCGCCATACTTGCATCGAACGGGTTGTTCGCTTTGATACAGTTCTTTGTCACGAGACATGACACGAAGAAGAACATCAGGGACAAGCTCGTTCTGCTCGAGAAGGACGGACTCAGGACCCAGCTGCTTCTGCTTCTGCTCCTGTTGCCCGAAGAGAAGAAAGAGATCCTGACGATAGCACAGCACTACTTTGTGAAGCCACCTGAAGGACTCGGAGGCAACTGGTACATGACGTCCTTGTTCGACAAGTGGATAGAGAAGAACCTGAACGGCGTAAAGCCTGAGTGGTTCAAGACGGAATAATAGGAGGGCATTATGCTCAATATCGACGCACAAAACAACATAACGCTGACAAGAGGCGACACGCTCACGCTGACTGTGGCCTTGATGAAGGACGGCGAGACCTACAGTCCTGAGGCGAGCGACGTGATCCGTTTTGCCCTGGCGGAAGGCTACGAGGGCGGAAAGGACTACAGCTTCATACTTGAGAAGGTCATTCCGCATGACTCGCTGACCTTCACGCTCAGCGCAGCAGAGACAGAGCTTGAGTACAAGAAGTACAACTACGACGTGCAGATCACGCACGAGGATGGCGCGGTCGATACTTTCATATCGGCTACACTCAAGATAACAGGCGAGGTGAAGTAAATGCACGTTTACGGAGAACTGTCAGGCGTTTTGACACCGGCCGGGACTCTCTCCGGCACACTTTCAAAACCGCAGACATTAAGTGGCGAACTGACTATACCCGAAACACCGGCGGAAGGTTCCGCGACTGTATCGGGTTCTGCTACGGTCAACCCGATATTAAGTGTGAACGATGAAGGTGTTATCACGGCAACGGTCGATACCACTTTATCGGTGACGCCTGATGTCGTGCCCGGATTAATCACTGTCGGAACACCGGGGTCGCTCGTTTTAAGTGGCAATACTGAATATCAAATGTATAAACGCACGTCCGATGATTTGGTGGTCAATGGACAAGTCGTGACAGCGCCGAACGGATATTATCCCGAGGACGCTACGAAAACAGTCCCGATCATACTAAAACCGACCGTGTTAAGACCGGACGCCGAACTGGTCAAGACGTTCACGTATGACAAGAAGGCGGTAGCTGATTTAGAGCTGACGCTGCCGGGATACACGACAACGGCAAAGACTTTAATGGCATCGGCTAATCTGTCACCGACTATCTCTGTGGACACTACGACACACAGCTTTTTCGTTGTAGAACGGTTCCTCACGATACCGGAATACTCGGTCTCGTCAAAAGCAAAGGGCAGACATGAGTACACATATTGTGTTTACATTTATGAGTTAGCCAGAGTCCCGGAAAATACGATCAAGACCATTGTTGACCCGACCAAAATGGTCACATCGGCAACAAATATTATTTCCTCGTTATCATCGTATAGGATGCTGTACTGGTCATCGGGTTCGGCAATATCGCTTTATGCTTCAAATGGATACGGATGTTACCAAACACCGACAGCACCATCAATATCAGGGACGACACTCACAATAAAATCACCAGCACTCGCTTTACGTGGCAGTACAACGTATTTCACATCAACATACATGAATGCTCTGACCGACATTCGTTATCAATACATCATTGATGTCTACAAGGCACCTAAAGAGGCGATGAGCATCGACGGATGGATTACGAATACACTTGTGAACCATATCCTTGAGTGTGCTAACAGTACAACACATAAACTAACATAGGCCGCAAGGGGAGCGGCATTGGTTCACCTCCTTTTATATCAATAGCTTACGCATTAAGACCAGGGGATTTTAGGCTCACTTTTGCCCCTGGTCTTTTTGCGTGGAAGGAAACCTTTTGGAAACCTTTTTACTCGATTTTTTCATTCTCTATAAGTCAGTCATTGCAAGGCTTACACGCTCAAAGCCTTGAAATTCCAATGTTTTACGCATAACAGCATATATCAGCAAATAACAGGATATAAGGGATTCCTTAAGTTCGAGTCCCATGTCCTCCGCCAATGAAACCGTTGAAATCACTGGGTTTCAGCGGTTTTTTCTATGTCTGTGGAAACCTTTTGGAAACCTTTTTCCATATAATCTCCAATTCGACGAGCAGAGTGTGCTTGTTTCTCAAACAGATGTGTGTAGATATTCAGCGTGGTGCCGATGTTAGAATGGCCGAGTGCAGCGGATATTTCCGCGATGTCAAACTCGCCTGAAGCGTTCAGCATCGAGGCGAAGGTGTGGCGGAGGCCGTGCAGGGTGACGTCAGGAAGGCCGTGCTCTCTCGTGAATTCCTTTATCTGCCTTTTGGCATAGTCCGGGCGCATCGGCATGGCTGCATACTGGATGAGGAACGGATTGTCGATATATGGGTCCTCTTCATGATCCTTCATCAGTCTGACAATGTCATACATAACGAACTCAGGCACCGAGACGATACGGCGCGAGCGCTCTGTCTTCGTGTCCTGGATGATGTCCTCTCAGTTCATCCTGTGCCGGGTGCGTGTGATCTTGATAGTCTTCCACAACACATTGACATCATTGTTCATCAGTCCCATTATCTCGGATCTGCGCAGACCACAGAACAATGCCAGCTCATAGACCACACGGAGATCCAGCGAGGTGTCGTCCAGCGCGTCAACGAAGTCATTGATGTCATCCTTTGTGAGCACCACGATGTCAGGCTTTTTCTGCTTCGGAAGGATGACCGCATCACACGGATTGTAGGTCAGCATCTTATTCCTTATAGCCATCTTGTAGGCACTCGATAAAAGGCTCACATATCCCTTAATGGTCTTCGGTGATGCCTTTGTAGGATAGCCCGATTTGGCGTCTCCTTTGACCGCTGTGGCGATAAACTTCTCTATTTGATAAGGTGTCAGGTCTTTCGCTTTTATGCCCTTAAATCGCAATTTAAGGCGTCTGGCATAGGACTCATAACCGCGCAGTGTGGTCTCTTTTATTCCCTTTAAGCGCTGCATATCGATGTAAGCGTCCAGCAGCTCTCCGACAGACTCTGCTGTCATCGATGAAGAGGCGCACTCCAACTCAAAGGCGCGGTACTGTCGCTCCGCGTCCTTCTTGCCGGTGATCGTGACCGTCTTCGTCCACTGCTTACGCGTTCCTCTGGAAGAGGATCCTGTTGACACGATCAGCTTTGCTTTTGTTCTTGATAGGTACTGTATTGCCATGTTAGTCCTCGTAATTATCGAAGAATTCGCCAGGCTCAAAATCGAGGATGCGCGATATCTGTACTAAAAAGTTAAGACCAGGCATCCTTTTGCCAAGCTCATAATAGCTGTATCTCTGTTGGGATATCCCAAGCATTTCAGCGACTTGCGACTGTGAATAGCCTTTTGCAAGCCTTTTTTCCTTAAGATAATTCCCGTACTCGATTACGATTCGTTCCATAGTACCACTGCCTCCCTGCTGATATTGTACCATTTTTGCACCTTAAAAAAGCGTAATATTACAACAAAAAGGTGTTGACAGACCACAACAGAGCGTTGTAATATATCCGTGTAAGGCACAACAGAGCGTTGTAGCACAATATATAGAGAGGAGGCAACATGAGAGACACAAATTATGATCTCCGCGCTTGGATGGGTGCGAACAAGATTTCAGGCAGAAAACTTGCCGAACTGATGGGCAGATCCTACGAAACAATCAGGATGAAGCTCTCCGGCAAGACTGAGTGGACTCTTCCTGAGGTAAAGAAACTTTTGGAAGTGACAGGACTGACCTTCGAAGCTCTTTTTTTTACCTACATCCACAACACAGAGTTGTAAAGAAGGCTTTACGAGAACGAGAAAAGAGTTATTGACAAGGAGGACCACATGAGACTGTACACCGCAGAAGAAGCTGCCGAGATCCTGCGAGTCACTAAACAGACAGTCTGGAAGTACGGCAGGGAAGGAAAGCTGAAGACCGTGCGGTTCGGTCGGACTGTACGGTACAGCCTGGAAGGAGGCAAGGAATGGACAGAGACTTCATTGAAGGAATCATAGGATTTGCAAGTATGTTCGCGGTCATCTTCATGATGATAATCATGTTCTAAAAGGAGGAAAGATATGGACAAAAGAGTGCTTGAGCAGATGTATGCAAAAAAGAAGGAATACGTAGAGAAGGTGCTGGCCGCAGCCCTGGAGCCGATGAGCGACTTCGGCAGCATCCAGTACGCAAGGGACACCGTGACCGGCGAGGAGTACGTCAAGGTCGTAGAGGCTGACGGATATCCGTGGTACATCAACGTGACCGGCAACAACGAGTCGGCAATCGGTAAGGAAGTCTGCAGAATGGTATGCCACCAGACGCCTACAGGCATCATCAAGGTGAGAGAGAAGCAGATAGCAATCAACAAGATGTTCGGAGGTAAGTGATGATATTCAAGGTGACACAGTACATAACCGACTATGTAAAAGTCGGAGATGAGTACAGACACGTCGAGGTAGAGAACGGCTACGAGGTCAAAAGCGAAGACGACCTTCAGACTCTGCTTCTGACACTCATCGATTTCGCTTCCGGCGATACCAAGTTCAAGGTCGTAAAGGAGGAAGCATAGATGGTTATAGAGAACAGGATGATGGCTGAAGGCCTCAGAGAGGACTATGAGAGGCAGAGGATCTGGGACAGTCCATTGTTCGATGAGGACTGCACTAAGTTCTGCGAGATCTACGGCTGCAGTGAGTGTCCGAGATACGGAGACGACTGCGACGGAGAGGAGGAAGAGGATGATTAGCGAAAAAAAGAAAGGCACACCCGAAGGTGCACCAGTCCAGCACAAAAATGGTAGCACATCCCTCGGGAAAAATCAAATGCTCGTCGATATCCTGCTGGATCTCCTTGATGAGGGACACCGCATCAGGAGACCGAAGAACGGGAGCATCGACAGAGAGCTGCGCGAGCTGATAGCGCAGAAGAACGCTGCCGGCGATGATGTCATCATCAACATCGGCAAGGGCTACTTCAGAGCAGGGCCGGATGATGAGCCGGAGCTCAGGGAGTACCTGGCGAAGGAGCGCAGCAGAGCAAAACAGATACTGGACAAAGCAGACACTATGCAAAAAACGTGGGAGGCGCTATATGACAACATTTGAAAAACTCAACGCCATCAATGTCAATGACAAGGCGGAACAGAAGAACGGCCTCACGTATCTCTCGTGGGCATGGGCGTGGGCAGAGCTGAAGAAGGCCTGCCCGGACGCCACATACACGATCTATGAGAACGCTGACGGCTGGAACTACCACACAGACGGAAGGACATGCTGGGTGAAGACGGGTGTCACAGCAGACGGCCTCGAGCACATCGAGTACCTGCCGGTAATGGACTTCCGCAACAAGAGCATCCCTCTGGAGAACGTCACATCGTTCGATGTCAACAAGGCCATCCAGAGGAGCCTCACAAAGGCCGTGGCAAGACACGGACTCGGCCTGTACATCTATGCCGGCGAGGATCTCCCTGAAGAGATCCTTGATGAGCAGATGAAGTACAGCGACGCGGACATCAAGAGGGCAAACCTCAAGAAGCTGCTGATGAAGACCAACAGCGATCCGGTCCTCTTCCTGGAGTGGTGCTCCAGAGAGTTCAAGAGACCGATTAAAGCAGTAGATGAAATGGAAGAAGGCGAGCTCGACAGAGCCATCGCTCAGGTTAAGAGAAAGGAGAAGAAATGATCAATATAGATGCTGAAAACGTAAGACTGTGGGTGAATTCTCACGAGAGACCGGACGGAACGAGGTGGTACTCGTACTCCATATCCTCTTCATCGAAGACAGAGGCAGGAGACTATGTCAACAAGTCGCTCAAGGTCAAGATGACCAGGGATGTGCAGCTGCCGCAGGATCTCACCAATGGTGAGCTCGCTGACATCAGAGGCTTCCTGTCGAACGAGACCTACATGAGCAAGGAAGGCGAGAAGCGCATCGAGCACGTATTTGTAGCCAAGGAAGTCGACTTCCCGAACAGGAGAGTCCTGAAGCCACAGGAGCCGACTGACAGCTTTGTCGCTACAGATGACGCGGTACCGTTCTAATGAATAGCAAGAACAAGGGCAAGCGCGGCGAGCTTGAGGTCGCGCACCTGCTACAGAGTTATGGATATGAAGCGAGGAGGTCGCAGCAGTATGCAGGCATCAATAACGATGCAGATGTTGTCGGCCTCCCCGGCATACATGTCGAGGTCAAGCGAGTCGAAAAACTTAATATAGATAATGCTATAGAGCAGTCTATCCGGGACGCAAGCTATGGCGAGAAGCCTGTGGTGATCCACCGAAAGAACAACAGGGAGTGGCTCGTCACGATGCCGTTCATCGACTGGATAGAGCTCTACCAGGCATGGGAGAAGAAGCATGAGTAAAGAGCAAAAGGGATTTGTAGTATATGGCGATATTCAGGCGGTACTGGATGAGCTGAATGATGAGCAAGCCGGACAGCTCTTTCGCGGAATGGTCAGGTACTTCGTTGACGGTAAGGCGCCTAAGTTCACAGGCATTCTCAAGTATGTGTGGATCCCGATAGGACAGCAGATGGACCGCGACAAGGAGAAGTATGACGCCAAGTGCGAGAAGAACCGCGAGAATATCAAAGCGTACTGGGAGCGTGCTAAAGAAAACGAACGAATACGAACGAATACGAACGCTACCAATACAAAAACAAATACAAATACAGATACAAAAACAGATACAGATACAGATACAACCACAACCACAAATACAAAGGGTGGTGGTAGTGACTGCGATGATGATTTCAATATCTGGAAAAGATTAACGTCTGAGGACATCGATGCTATCTATGAGAAATATCCCGAAAGCGGAGGTCTTCTTATAGATGAGGTCTATGCAGATGTGAAGGCGAAGAAGAAAAAGGTCAAAAGTGGACTGAATTACATCCTCGGCTATGCGAAGAAGGTCGGCTGGGATGATAACGCAGATCACTTTACGGAGGCGATGTAATTGGACAGACAATGTGAGATATGCGGCTGCCGTTATCCTGAGAGGTGGATGATGACTGTCTTCACCGGCAGGACCCACTGGATATGCTGGGACTGCTACAAGAAGGGACACGGTGAGGCCGCAGGATTCGAGATCAAGAACAGAGATAAGAAGGAG